CATTAAATTCTTACGAACTCAAAAAGCTCTTACAAGAAAAGCGGACAATACCGATGAGCGACTTGCTGTACGCGAAGAAGTAAAACTCGCAACTATCAAACCACTTAAAAGGAATCTCTAATGCAAACCGAACTCTTCGCTGTTTATGACAATAAGGCGCAAGCCTTTGCAACTCCTTTTGCTATGCAAAACCGGGCTATGGCAATTCGTGCGTTCAAATACGCCGTTAATGACAAAACTACAGAACCCGGTAAATACCCCGAGGACTATTCACTCTTCATCCTCGGTACTTTCAACGACGCGGACGCGTCTATTGAACTCGTTCATACCACCTGCATCGCTTACGGCCTTGCCATGGTCGATGCTCAACAAGAAGAAGAGGTAACTTCCTATGTCGTTTAATAAAATGCAACCAAGGCAGACCCAAAACCATGTCTTCTCCCAAGTTCCAAAAGCGGAAATTCCGCGCTCCTCGTTCGACCGTTCTCACGGTCACAAAACTACCTTTGATGCGGGATACCTCGTGCCCGTATTCATTGACGAGGCTCTTCCGGGCGATACGTTCAACCTCAAAATGACGGGCTTTGCCTGTCTCGCTACACCCATATTCCCGATCATGGACAACATGTACATGGAAACGCACTATTTCAGCGTTCCTATGCGCCTGGTCTGGGACAATTGGCAAAAATTCAACGGTGAACAAAAAAACCCCGGCGACTCTACTGACTTCGTCATTCCACAAATGGTCGCTCCTGTCGGAGGCTATGGAATCAACTCTCTCTCCGACTACATGGGTCTTCCTACCGGCGTAGCCGGCTTCTCACACTCGGCGCTCTGGCACCGCGCCTATAACCTCATATGGAACGAATGGTTCCGAGACCAAAATCTCCAGGACTCTTTACCGGTGGCTACCGGCGACGGTCCTGATCTTCCTTCTGCTTACACACTGCAACGCCGTGGCAAACGCCACGACTACTTCACTTCCTGCCTACCTTGGCCTCAGAAAGGTCCGGGGGTTCAAATTCCCCTCGGTACAACTGCCCCGGTAACTGGTACCCCCGTCTTTCAAGTCGGTGGCTCATCCGGGCTTAATCTCATCTCACAGGGCGGCTCAGGAGACGCCTTCTGGTCGTCTGGTACTGCATTCAGTACACCACCAGCAAAAGTAACCGGCGGCCTCTTTGCCGACCTCTCAGCCGCCTCAGCGGCCACAATCAATAGCCTGCGTCAGGCTTTTCAAATTCAGAAAATCTTCGAGCGCGATGCTCGCGGTGGTACTCGCTACACCGAACTCATTCGCTCTCACTTCGGCGTCACTTCTCCAGACGCTCGACTCCAACGTCCTGAGTACCTCGGTGGCGGTTCAACACCCGTTAACGTTTCTCCAATACCTCAGACGTCAGCAACGGATACAGACAGCCCTCAAGGCAACCTGGCGGCCATCGGGACCTCTCTGCTCACTGACCACGGATTCACTACTTCCTTCACCGAACACTGCCTCATTATTGGCGTTGTGTCGGTCCGTGCGGATCTGACCTATCAGCAAGGTCTCAATCGCATGTGGTCCCGTAAAACTCGCTTCGACTTCTTCTGGCCAGCCCTGTCGCACATCGGCGAACAGGCAGTACTCCAGAAAGAAATTTTCACCAACGGCGTCGCCCTGGACGACGAAAAAGTCTTCGGCTATCAAGAACGCTTCGCCGAATACCGCTATAAACCCTCGATCATCACCGGATTATTCCGGTCCACTGCCGCGCAGTCGTTAGACGCGTGGCACCTGTCGCAAGAATTTGCGACCGCTCCTGTACTCGACGAGACATTTATCGTCGAAAATCCTCCTGTCGATCGCGTCATTGCGATCGACTCTGAGCCCCACTTCCTCTTTGACAGCCAGTTCACCATCCGCGCCGTCCGGCCAATGCCGGTCTATGGCGTGCCTGGCTTAATCGATCACTTCTAAGGAGACTCACTATGTGGGGCGCAGTTATCGCGGCGGGGGCCAGTTATCTGGCGTCCCGCAGCTCGGCCAAAGGCCAAGAAAAAGCGAACGACCAAAATATGGAGATCGCGCAAAAACAAATGGACTTTCAACGCGAAATGTCCAACACCGCGCACCAACGTGAGGTCGCTGACCTCCGTGCTGCCGGTATAAACCCAATCATGACCGCCACTGGCGGTGCCGGTGCTTCAACTCCACCCGGCGCATCCGCAGAAATGAAGGATGCCAAAACTCCCGGAGTAAACTCCGCACTTAAAGCCATCGATACGATGGCAAATGCTTTTCTCACAAAGGAACTAACAGAAAAAGCAAAAGAGGACGCGAAGCTGTCCGAACAACTCAAGGAAACGTCTCGTACGGATTCCACACTTAAAGCCGCTCAACGCGGCAAAACTATCCTTGAGAAAGACCTCGTAGAGGCAAATACATCAACTGCAAAAGCAGCAAAATATAATATCGAAGAAGATACAAACGTAAAAAAATCTCTTCAAAACCTACAACAATCTGAAATCGATAAAAATAACAACTTCTCTAACTTACTCAAGGCTCAAGGCGTTACCGAAGGCTTTCGGGCTCGCCTCACATCACTCAACGGCGCGCAAGCCGCCGAACTACTCAAAGGTCTACACAACGAAGGAGAAATCTCCGAGACAACCTATGGCAAAGCCATGCAATACCTAAAACGGCTTAGCGACTCACTACCCGGAGTTCGCATTAAAGCCGGTACAAAATCCTTTGATTCAAATTAAAGGTCACGGCAAAGTGCCGGAAATTCTTTCCGGCGCTTTGACGGACCCACACTTAGGAGCAACTAAAATGTCATTCAATCCAAACAAACGTACACACTTGACCGATAAAAAAAACACAATCACTACAGCGCCCTATCAAACTAAAAAACAAGTAGCTCTGTCATTCCCTGATAACTCACCTCACACGCGTCAAGAATACAAAGATGAATGCGACATAAATAACATCATGCTCCAATACCAAGTAACTGGTGAATTCTTTCACCTCAACGAAACCGCACCGCAATACATGGACTGTACCGGAGACGACTTCCGCGCAGCCATGGACTACGTCGCCGGTGCGTTCTCAATGTTCGAAGAACTCCCTTCCAAAATCAGGACGCAGTTCGACAACGACCCTGCGGCCTTCCTCGACTTCTGCTCGCACGAAAAAAACCGGCCAGAACTGGCCGCTATGGGACTTCTCAGTCCCGAAGCAACGGAAATCTTTAACAATCCTCCCGTTGCACCTACCGCCGCTCCAGCGGCTCCACAGGCTCCCGTAGAGCCTAAAAGCGCACCCAGCGCTTGACAAACACATGGGGCATATTGTATTTCCTTGATCTCAATATGCCCCATGACACCAACGGTGTCTAAAACCTGTCCGGAGGACAAAAAAATGGCTAAGCGAAGCGCAATGTCTAACAAAAAATCGAGAAAGCTCTTCTCGAAAACCGCGTCGAAGACGCACAAGAAAAACGTTAGCGGTGGTCCAATGCGCGGCGGGATCCGCCTCTAACATGCCCTGCTATAAGCCGGTTCCTGTTTGGCGCTCCAAACAGACAAACCCATCCGGCAAACGATCCCTTGTGTTCTCTGAGAACCTTGGGATCGACGGAACACGCATGGATATTCCCTGTGGCGGCTGCATCGGCTGCCGCCTCGACCGTGCTGCCGAATGGCAAACCCGTCTGATCCACGAATCAAAAATGCACCCGCTTAACTGCTTCCTCACATGCACCTACGACGACGTACACCTACCTCCAGGTGGAACGCTCGTAAAAAAACACTTTCAGGACTTCATGAAACGCCTTCGTAAACACACAAACGGAGGAATTCGCTTTTTCGCCTGTGGCGAATATGGCGATACAACAAGGAGACCGCACTACCATGCAATCATCTTCGGATACGACTTTGGCGATAAACGAAAATACTCAAAAGGTTCGCGTGGTGACTATCTCTACAATTCAAATACCCTCAACCAGTTATGGGGACTGGGTAATTGTCTTATTGGTGCCGTCTCCCCCGACTCCTGCGGATACGTCGCACGATACATAATGAAAAAAGTTCGCGGCCAAATGGCCGACGAACACTATAAAAACGTCGATACCCGCACAGGAGAAATAATCCCAATACTTCCTGAGTACATTCACATGTCCACCCGGCCAGCCATTGGCCTAAACTTCTACGAGAAATTCAAAGATGAAATTACTCAATCCGACTTTGTCCTCGTCAAAGGCAAAAAACGTAAAACCCCCCGCTATTACGATAAGCGACTTGAACAAGAAAATCCGGAACTCCATGAGGACATTAAATTCTTACGAACTCAAAAAGCTCTTACAAGAAAAGCGGACAATACCGATGAGCGACTTGCTGTACGCGAAGAAGTAAAACTCGCAACTATCAAACCACTTAAAAGGAATCTCTAA